TCTTCAAGTCAATGAACATTCCATTCTTTGGATCATACGGTACTAAGTATGGTTCTGCATCTGCAACTAACCCCGGTGTAACATCACCCGGAAACGTTGGTTCATTTGTAGGTGAGACAGCAGAAGACGGTAGAGCTTCTGTAACAGGTATTAACAATAACTATGGTAACTCATCTGACTTCGCTAACAGCTGTGGCTTAATCTTCCAAAAGGAAGGTGCTGGAGTTGTAGAAGCTATTGGACCACAGGTTCAAGTAACTTCTGGAGATGTATCAGTAGTATACCAAGGTGATGTAATACTTGGCAGACTAGCTATGGGTGCAGATTTTCTAAACCCTGCTGCTTGTGTTGAACTTGTTGCTGGTGCTGCTGTAGGTTCTACAGGTAACGCCGCATTTGGTGCTACATATCCAGCTAACGCTTAATTTTATTTTTTATACGGGGGCTTCGGCTCCCCTTTTTTTTATGGCTTCCACAACTATTGACCTCGATACCGAACTATCCGCAGTGAACTCTATACTGGGAGCTATAGGTCAAGCACCAGTTACATCATTAGTATATGATAACCCAGAGATCGCATTTATATATAACCTACTCCGTGATGCTAACGTAGACACGCAGGCAGAGGGGTGGCATTTTAATACAGAGAAACATGTAGCCTATGCTCCTGATGCAGTTACAGGTAAAATAGCTATAGCCAATGACGTGCTACAGCTAGATGTTTCAGAAGGCTGGACTCATAGATTATATGATGTCATCAGACGTGACGGGCATTTGTATGATAAAATAAAACATACAGATGACTTTTCATCTATCACCACTATCGACTTAGACGTCGTAAAACTATACACATTTGAAAACCTACCTATACCATTTAGACGTTATATCACATATAGAGCGTCAACAAAAGCAGCTACTCAGTTGGTTGCAAACCCTAATCTTGTTAAACTATTACAAGGACAAGAAGCATTAGCACGTGCATCTCTTATGGAGTACGAGTGTAATCAGGGTAATCACAGTATGTTCGGCTTCCCAGAGAATACAGTACATACAACATATCAACCTTGGAGAAACCTTAGACGATAATGGCAAGCGTAACACAAACCATTCCTAGTTTTACTGGGGGTATATCGGAACAGCCCGATCAACTAAAATTTCCGGGACAAGTCAAAGATGTTACAAATGCAATACCTGACATCACACGTGGCTTGTACAAAAGACCGGGAGCAAAACGAGTAGGGACAACTCCTTTAGCCAACGTACAATCAGGTGGTTCGTGGTTTCACTACCATCGTGATGACGAAGAGGGATCTTACATAGGACAAGTTGCCGCAGACGGACAGCTTAGAATGTGGAAAGCTGATGGTGATAACCCCGGAGTTGCACAGACTATAGTATATGGTACTGGTGGGCAAACAACGATACAAAACTATCTAGCAACAAGTAATGCAGAAAATATTCAGTTCCTTACTATCAACGACACTACCTTTGTTAGCAGTCGTGATTCTACTAACGCTAATACACTGGTAGGTACTACAGGTACAACTACTGCTAATCCTAATACACACTTTGCATTTGTTGAAGTAACACGTACAGAAAACGGTAGGCAGTATGGACTTAACCTATATAACAGTAACTCTACAACTAGCTTTACAAGAGCTACACGTATAAAAATACAGTCTGATACACTTGATGAGTCAGGTGGTACTGGACAGTGTAGAGGTATTGGTATACAGACATTCAGCGTAGATAGCGGATCAAAGAAAAACTTAATATTTAAACTTGACATACGTGGACAACAAGGTACTATTGGTGGAGATGGAAATAACGCTTCGGACTTTGCTTGTGCATATGCAAGAAGTATATTTTTACTACATGGTGGAGAAGGTTGGACTACAGGTGATACAACTACTGTAACTATGGACCAAGCTAAAGGTCGTACTATTACTGGTGCTATTGTTGGTGATAACACTACTAAAGGGGAATCGTCTGCTACATATACAGTAGAAGTATTAGAGCATGAAACTATTACCGTAAAAGCTAATCTTAAACTTGTACGTCCAGAACCTACACCATTCGATTCTGATACAGCAGTCAGTGGAGACCAAGTATTAGGTGGTATATTATCAGAGTTACCAGCTGGTATTAATGGTACTATTATAGGTAACGGTATATATTTATCTAGTAGTAGTTCATTTAACTGTGAAATTGTAGAAGATGATTTGATGCGTAGTATGGGTACATCAGTAAACGATGTTACTTTACTACCTAAACAATGTAAACATGGATATATAGTTAAGATAGCTAACGCTAGAATATCAGAAGAGGACGATTACTACTTACGATTCGAGGGTCTAAACGATCAAGATGGTACAGGCTCATGGACAGAATGTGCAAAGCCGGGAATAGCTAAAAGTCTAACCAATATGCCGCTAGTCATCCAGAGAACATCTTTAGCTAACGGTGGTACATCTAGTGAAATAGCTACATTTACTATTAAACAGTTTACATATGCAGACAGAGAAGTAGGTGATGACAACAGTAATCCATTTCCTACATTTAAAAATAAACGTATTAATAAAGTATTGTTCTTCCGTAACAGGCTAGCATTTTTAGCTGGAGAAAACGTGATACTATCTAGACCGGGAACACTTGGTACACCTGACTTTTTTGCAGAAACAGCATTGACTGTAAGTGCTAATGACCCGATTGATATATCTTGTTCATCTACATTTCCATCAGAACTGTTTGACGGTATAGATATAAACTCAGGTCTTGTAGTATTTAGTACAAACCAACAGTTTCTGTTATCATCTGATGACACAGTACTTAACCCTGATACAGCTAAGTTACGTAGTTTATCTACCTTTAACTATAACAAGGATATACCTCCTGTGTCACTAGGTACAACAATAGCGTATCTTGATGACTCTGGTAAGTTCAGTCGATTTAACGAAATGGCTAACATTGCTAGAGAAGGAGAGCCAAACGTAGTAAATCAAAGTCAGGTAGTACCTACATTGTTACCTAAAAGCATTGACTTGTTTACTAACTCACGTGAAAACAATCTAGTTATAATGGGTAAGACTGACTCTGACACAGTACAGGGTTTTAGATACCTTAATGTAGGTGATAAGCGTCAGCAATCAGCATGGTTTAAATGGAAGTTTAATAATCCATTACTATATCACTTTATTATAAACGACGAGTATTACTTTTTAGATACTGATAAGTTTTTACAAAGCGTAAGACTGGTACAAACAGAGTCAGATCCAGCTATAATTCAAGATAATGTAGATTTCTTATTACATGTAGATAATTATACAACTATCAGTGGTGGTAGTTTTAGTGCATCTACAAACCTAACTACATTCAGTAGTGTTAGTTGGCTACCTAGTGTAACCACACCTAACTATGACCTAGTTGTTATAGATACTAATACTAACTCTGCACGTGTAGGTAGATATGGTAAGCCTACATCTACAAGTACAACTAGCTTTACTTTACCGGGAGACTGGTCCAGTGCAACGCTAACAATAGGATACTTATACGAGTACAGCGTAGCGTTTCCTACATTCTATCTTTCACGACAGCAAGGCGAAGCTAACAGAGCTGATGTAAACTCATCCCTTGTAGTACATAGAGTCAAGTTTCACTTTGGTAAGATAGGTCTATATGAAACTACTCTTTCACGTATTGGTAAATCTGACTATACAGAAGTATATGAATCTACAGAGCTAGATGAGTATGATGTGTCAGATGCACCCTACCTAGAAGAGTTTATAAAGACTGTGCCGGTATATGAAAAGAATACCAACGTAGATATTACACTTAAATCAAGTCACCCAGCACCATCCACGCTACGAGCTGTGTCATGGGAGGGGGACTACTCACCCAAATATTACAGACGTGTCTAAATTAGATCAATACGTACACCCAATTACAGAGGAGGCTGCCAAAGAGGTGGCCTCTCACCTACGCCCAGATGACCTCAGAGAGGTCGTAGAAGGCCATGGGCTAGATCCTATGGACGAGCTACTACGAGTGGCTAGGATTGGCTCTGCTGTGTATTTCACAGTACCAGACGGCAAGACTGCCGGACTAGCAGGAGTCGGAGAAGGTGGTGAAATATGGATGCTATGCACTCCAGCTATTCACAACTTTCCAATTACATTTGCAAGAGAAGCTAAACGGTGGGTCGATAGCCGTACTGAGCCTTTATTGTGGAACATAGTAGACTGTAGAAATACAGTACATTTAAAATTACTCAAATTTTTAGGCTTCAAGTTTTTACGTAAGTTTAAACATGGACCAAACAATTTATACTTTATAGAATTTTGCCGTGTGTGCACCAGATCCTAATGCGGGTAGGCGTGAAGCTGCCCGAGTCGAAAATAATAGACGACATGCTGAATTTAGAGCTGACTCTATTAAACAATGGAACAAAGAATCTAGCTTTAAAGATAACATAACAACGATTCGTGGTCTAGGTAGATCACGTGATTTAGCTGACTTTCAAGAGTTTACTAAAAATGCTGAAGGTCAAGCTTTGTTAGGTAAAGAAAACTTAGCTAGACAATACTTCCAAAATCAAAAAACAAACGAAGGTAATAGATCAACTCGTTTCGGTGGCAAAGCATCATCTGATTATTTTTCTAAGATTGCAAAGATAGACAGAAAAATGTATCAACTAGCCACTGTAGGTGAGTCTAAGATTCAAACTAAAATAGGTAGAAGACAGGATGCCATGATTAAACAGCAACATGTTAACTTAGGCATGGGACCACAGTTTGGTATGCCAACTATGTTGCCTCCTAAAGATAGAGCTGGTCAGTTAATGAACAGTCTAAGCTTTGGCTTAAATATGGCTACTGGAATTATGGG